CTAGATTTTTTTGTCCCGCATTTCTGTGTTGTCTGGTCCACGTGGACCAGAGAATACCGATAGAGCGTCAGTGGCCTTTTTCAGCCAGTCAGGGCTATGGTGCCCATAGACGCGCTCGATCATCTCCACGCTGTTCCCCAAAAACTTAGCGACCATCTCAAACGGCACACCAGCCATTACCATCCATGTCGCGCAGGTGTGTCGCAGGGTATGAGGAGTAACATCCTCGAGGCCTGCCTTCTGAACGCGTTTGTTAAAGGCCGTTTTGATTTTTCGGACGCGATTCCCGCGATACTCGATAACCCAGTCGGTCGTGCGCCCCTCGGCAGCGACCGTGAGCGCCTGGCGCAGTTGGGGCACCATTGGCACAATCGAGCGACCTTTGTTGCCAGTCCCCCGGCCAAAGCTGATAACGCCTGTCTGCAGGTCAACCTGATCCCAGGTCAGCTCGAGAATGGCCCCAGTGCGTGCGCCGGTGTACAGGGCCATAAGGATGAAAAGCTGGACATGGGGCGTGGTAGTCACTCCTAGAAGCCTGTTGGCTTCCTGATGGGTAAGCCAGCGCTCGCGTGGTGGAGGTGCTGATGGCACCTCGATTGACGGCTCCCGCGCGATCCATTTCTCCTTGACAGCCCAACTCATGGCCGCCCGTAATGTGACCAGTTCGCGAATGATGGTGCCGTTACTGATGGGGCGCCATTGCCCGGCAGGCAGTCCGCGCCATCCCTGCTCATGGCGTTTGTCTGCATAGCCACGGCAGATCTGCGTTGTGAGATCAGCGGGTTTCAGGAAGCCCAGATGCTCGCCCAGGGCTGCTGCCGCGTGCGCAAGGGTCTGAAAGCTGGCGACCCGCTCCCGGCGATCATTCAGGTAACCCTCCAAGATCATATCCACCGAGGGTTCAGATGGCGGTGCAGGGGATGCTACCCCTGCCATGAGCCGCCCTAGCGCGCGTGTTGCTGCTGCCCGATCTTTTGTCCCAAGCGAAACACGTCTCTTGCCTCGCTGAGGATCCCACCACTGGGCGTAGAAATGACCGTTTCGGACTGCGAGGCTGTAAGTCGGGGCTGGTCGGTCTGACATTTCTCTCGATTTTCGTAAGCAACAACATCATCTGGGCGGATTCGGAACAGCGATCCGATTCGGATGGCCGGTAATTCTCCCCGCTTGATCAGGTTACGAACATGCTGATGGGAGCAGTCCCAGGCTGTCGCCACATCCGCAATACGCAGGCGCTTTTCTGGTAACTCACCCATTTGGATCATCCTTTACTTCAGTCTCTTTGCTTTTCCAGGCCTGCACCCCTCGTGCCCGAATCAGCCTGACATCCCCTTCCCTGACCAGAGGCCCACGGAAAACAATCCTGCTGGGTCCGCTCTCCTCGAGCACGATGCCGAGGTATTCACCCTGCCCGTTGCCGTATATCTCGACATCGTAGATCTCACGGCCGAACTGGAGGCCCCGCAGACAGGGATGCGCCTGGTCATCAAGGGCTTGAGGTTTCAGACCCTTGGATGCGTAGGCCGCCGCAATCAGGACATTGGCCGCAGCCCGGCGATAGGTCTGCCAGTTGGGCACCAACGTGCCGCCCTTGATGGTCATGACCGTTGCATCGGGGCCATGCGGGTCATTGTATGATTCGCACAGCGCACGCGCGGCAGCCTCCACTACCGCGCTGGGAATGGTGGTCATGGAGCGACCTCCTTCAGGGACGTGATCACGGTCTTGACGGTGCACAGTTCAAGGATGCCCAGGACAGTGCCCGTATCAATTTCAAGGGTCTCCTGAACCGATCCGATAGTTGCTCCAGACCGGAGCATATCGAAGGCCTGCTGGCGTTGGGGCTGGGTGAGAGCACGTGCTTTCTTTTTCCATCCAGCCTTGATGGTTGCCGCGGTAATGCGCTTTCGCCTGACAGGCAGCTTCATGCGACCTCTCCCGTGATAGCCAGACGGTTCTCACCAGAGAGGGGAGCATGCAGGACTGCCTTATGCCCTTCCCGATAGCCGTCGGTGAATGCCTGATCAGATCGGCGCGACGGCGGGGCTGCCCGGCCCGTCATTTCCGACAGATCACTGAATGCTGTGCTTTCGTAGCGGAGCAGCAACTGCTCTTCCTCGAATGGAATGGCGAGCCGTTGCGCCTTGCTGCGCACGGAGAGGATCCAGCCCTCGGCAAAATTGTCGGCACGGCTGATTTTGGTCGTGCGTTTGACGCGCTTGTTTTGCGAGTGAAGGAAATCGGTTCGCGCCTGGCTAAGCTGCCTGCTAAGCGCCTCACAGGTATAGGCTGCCAGCTCAGCACGACTGGACAGGCCGTAGAACCTGATCTGACCGGTCCCTTCCATAAAGACCGATTTTACCCCGAAGACACCATTGATCATCGACCAGAGACGGGTCTGGTATCTGGCCGGCCGGCTCTTCGCGCCCCAGGTAAATTGGCACGCAAACTCCGCCACATTCGACAGGTCCAGATCATCCTCGGTGATCTGATGCTCCTGCATGAGTTGCTGCGCGCGCTCCAATGCGGTGGCGGCCTCATGCGGGTTGCCTGACCTGGACAGCGCCATCAACTTCTTGAGGCGATCCATGACTGATTTCTGGCTCATGGAACCTCCACCGTCATATCGACCAGCCCGGCCGCGATGATCTGGCGGCAGGCGAACTGGATAGCCTCAAACTGGTATTTCTGTGTGCGGGTCCAGCTAAAGACGCAGTCCACACTGCCTTCGAAAATGCAGTCGAGGCCCCTGCTGCCGGGTTCGTCCAGTCGGCGTTCCAGTTCATCCTTGATCCGCCAGCGGCCATCATGTGTGGTGACCATCGCGGGCGGGTAGGCCGAAATACGGGGATCCCAGTCAGATCCAAGGGTATCCTTCCAAAGTCTCAACCACCTTATCCAGCATGGGTCGAAATCATAGAAGTCGCTGAATACGGGATGGGCCATATCCAGCCATTCGGGCCTAGTCTCACGGCGCGTGATCGGACGTGGATCCGTCACTTCCACATTATCCAAGAAATCCTGCTGCAGGCCTGCAGCGACTGCCCGGCGGTATTCCTGGCACAGATGGCGATAACCATCCCGACGTGGCGTGCGGACGGTGCGGTATTTCTTGCGGCCATCCTCGACATACTGGACGTACCTCTCATCGACCCCGCCATTCAGGGCCTCGATCACCGGGGCGTTGGCCCACTGGATGATGGCCTGCAGGGTGGCGTCCGCGTCATATTCTTCCCGCTGATCCGCCTTGCGCAGCAGGTAATCCATCTCCGATTCCGATGCCCACTTGATGGCCGCATCGAACGACGAACACGCCTGGTAGTGGGTGAACGTCATGTCGCAGCCGTCGCCGGTCAGGATCAGCTTGCCCCGGATCCACATCAGGTTGAACCAGTAGGCTGAACTTTTGGGGCGGCTGAAATGGAAAGACCGGCATGGTGCTTCGCTCATGACATGATCGGCCAGGCGGGATGCGTGGTCGTAGCTCATTTTGCCTCCCCAATCCGTCCGGTTTCCAACTGGGGAACCATGCCGTCGGTTGGCACATAGACGACGGTCTTGTTGGTCTGGTTGTCCAGCTTGCTGATCCAGAGCCACCGCAGGTATTCTGCGTTTTCTTTCAGGCTCTCCCCGATGATCTTGTTGGCCTTGGCAGTCCCTTCGGCGCGCAGGATCTCTGCGTCACGCTCGGCCTGCGCGGTCTGGACCAGCACCTGCCGGTTCTGCGTGGCCTGCGCCAGTTCCGCCTCGCCTGTCATCTTGGCTGAATAGACGTTGTAACGTGGACAGCCATAGAGGCCTGCGCCCGCGCACATAACCAGGACAGTACCGAGACCGACCACTGCGCCAAACGCGCCAGCTTCGCCGCTCATGACTTGCCTCCCGCTTCCTGCGCAGCCTGCTCTCTCGCCATGAACCGGGCGCGGGCACTGCGGGCCTTCATTCCTACATCCGTGGGGATCATCCCGTATGGCTCGGCATTGCCGTCAGCCTTGATGAAGCGGTCTTCATCGTTGGCGTAGAAGGCGCATACTTCTTCCAGCAGGTGCATTTCGGCTTCGACCACGCGTAACCGCGCGATCTCCGCGCTCAGGTGGGCGACATGCGCTTCCATGTCGGCACGGCGGACAAGCTCCTTGGGCATCTTACTTCTGCATAAGGGTTTTTGCGCAGTGACGTATCCGCCATGATCCCATTCATCGACAAGGTAGCCTACCGTTTCCACATCCGCGCACGGCGGGATGGGGGTGCCGATTGTGGCGACTGCTTGCTCCACGGATTTTACGCTGTCCAACGCGTGGTAAAATGCTTCGCGCTGCGGGTATGTCAGCTGTGCAGGAACAATATAATACTGCGGCTCCTGTGTTTTCATCTTGGTCATGACTGCTCCTCTGCCAGCAGGCACAGCTGCTGCGACACGGGCGTGCGGTCAGCATGCTGTTGCTGGGCAAAGCGGAAGGTGTTCGTGAGGCCGGTGCCGGGAGCTTCCTCCAGGCACCAGCATTCGTGGATGCGGGCCGCGCTGGCGGCTGTCATCAGGATCAGGCGGCAGGGCTCGGGCCAGATGAGGTCGGGCGGCACGTCGTGGGATACGATGCTGCCGTTGGCACGCAACTGGTCACCGCACCCGTCCTCGCGCAGCTGCTCCACCACCACCCGTGTCCAGGTCGGGGATACGCTGATGCGGACATCCTCTGCCGGAACGTGGGCGACCAGGCGCTCCCATGCTTTGGGGCGGCGCGGCAGCAGGTCCAGCGGGTTTGCCTGCGGTGCAGCAGCAACCGGCATGGGCAGGCCTGCGATGAAATCGACAAGGTCGAGCCGCTGGGCCATCACGCAGTGCCCCCTATCCTGCCCGGCATGCCGTAGGTGACCACGAACTCGCCCCGCTGGCCCTGATGGCCGCTGGTGGCGAGCAGGCCTTTGTCGACAAGACTGTTCAGGATGCGCGTGACGTGCGAGCGGCGCTTGAGGCCGGGCATGCAGCGCCACACGGTGTGGGCGGTTACGGACGGCTCACGGGTGATACGGATCGCCTCACGGTGGGCTCCCAGCACCTTTTCCTGCATGTCGCGCTCTTTCGGCTTCATGGCAGGCACTCCAGCACCAGAAGCAGGCTGGCACCCCACATGAGGGCGTAAAAAACGACGCAGGCCATTACCTGCTGGGTGGTTGGCAGCCGCTGGCGGATCGGTTCGGGTAGCAAGCTCATTGCTCTTTGCTCCCGCCCTTTGCGGCTTCTACCGCCGCATCCCGTGCTGCCATCACATAAGGCACCAGATGCTCACTGACCTCATTATCCATGTTGATACCGAGACCGATCAGTTCGATGGCAATCTCAGCCGCCTGCCTGCCCAGTAGCGGGGTCAGCTCGGCGCCGCTCAGCTTCGCTATGTCCGGAGCATGATGGAAATGGGAGCCGATCGTGAAAAAGCCGTTTGGATATTCAGCGGCTTCCTCAAATGCCTTTACGGCCTTCCGGTAACGCTCGCGCATCTTCTCCGCCAGCTCCAGATCGCAGAGCCTCATGACCGCACCTTCCCCGCCTTGCGGCGCTGGGCGAACAGGCTGGCCTCGATCTCGCCGCTGGTGCGGTCGATCGGGGCGGCGTTGATGAGCATGGTCTCCATATCCAGCCAGCGGGCATCGGCCTGGGCAGTGGCATGGCGGCAGGCCTGCGGAATACCCTCGGCCTTGGCCTGCTCGGCATCGATCATGAACCGGTTGAACTGATGCAGCAGGTTCTGGCTGACGGACTGGTTGACGAGGGTCATGCGCGCGGCGAGGTCGCGCGGTGACAGAGGGCGGAAAATGTCGGTCATGCCGCAGTTTCTTTCCTGTTCGGGGTATGGCTGGCCGCGCGGTGGCGGCTGATCTGGTGCAGGGCGATATCCTCGGCATCGAGCGCGCTCATGAGCTGCGCGATGCAGTGCCGGATGCGCCAGCGTTCAGCGTGGGTGAGGACAAGGCCGGGCGTGGGGCTGCTGGACAGGGCGGCGCGCATCTGGCGCTCACAGTCCTGGCGGCGCAGGACCGCAGATTGTAGGTCCTGCACTTCACCAAACGAGACCGCGTGAAGCGGGACAGTCATTGACCTTCCCCGTTGTCCGCAATTTTCTCGGCCAGAACGGTTGCCAGAAAAGCCTGCCATTTCTGCTGCAGCTCTGACACTTCCATGGGGTGCAGAGCCGACGGGAATGTGACAGTGCCGCTCAGCATACGGATCAGACTGGTGGCCGTGGCTACCCGCTGGGCACGGAGCACAGTCAGGCGGAAGGGCATTTCGCCTTTTTTCAGGCAGTCATGCTCGGTATCGGCGATGAGTGCTCGGGCACGGGCTTCATCCGCAGCGGTGAAGGTCACGCAGCGATCGCGGCCGGTCTCCCCAAGGCGCAGGGTATGCAACTCGATAAGCTGCTCTGGCGGCTCGATGCGGATCAGGTCGCCGGGCGGTTCCGGCCGGATATTGGAATCGGTAGACACAAAAAAACCTCCATCGCGGGTGGCGATGAAGGGAATGTGATATTGGCTCACATTTTTAGTCAAGCGATTTGTGAGCTATGCACACTCATGCATCCCCGATGACGTCCTTTTTGACGCGCTGTAGCATGAGCTTCAAATGTGTCTCTGCCTCGTCCCGAGGCATAGACCGAAACGCATAGAGAAGAAGGGCCTCCTCATCGTTTTGGGCCTCGGCCTTCCGCATGTCTCCAACTCCTGACGTCAGCCAGTCGAGGGATATTCCAAATTCACTGCACATTCTGATGAGTAGCTCCCGTCCAGGTTGCTCATCACCATTTTCGATTTTGGATAAATAAGAACGCGAAATAGACAGCCCAGATACAAAATCGGCCTGTTTCATTTGCATCTCTTTACGCAGCTCACGAATGCGCTGTCCGATGGTTTTCTTAGATTCCATGTGAATGAGTATGCCCACTAGGCACAATCCATGTGTGAGCTTGGCGCACGCACGCGCTTGACATATGAATGTGAGTTATGCTCACTCTCTAGCATGGATGTACGGAATATCATTCGGGCGGCAGGTGGCCCTTCTCGTATCGGAGAGGCCATCGGGAAAACCCATTCGGCGGTATGCCGCTGGAAAAAGGTTCCCAGCGTGCATGTACTGACCGTAGCTAGCTTGTCAGGCATATCACCGCACGCGATTCGTCCGGATGTGTTTGGCCCCGAGCCACAGCAGCACGCACAAGCACTGACAGCCCCATGTCGGGAACTGCCCGCCAGACATACTGGACAGCGGGGGGCAGCATGAGAACACACTTCCCTGCCTTGGCCTGTGCGTGGCGGTCATGCTGTTCCCTACCGGATGCGATGCGACCAGAGCCACTTGCCCAGACTGGGAATAGCGCCGCCGCTTGCGGGATCAGTCGCAGATGTGACCTGTCGGTATTTGACGATCTGCGTTTTCTGGTCAGAGGCACGTCGGATATTGATATCGATCACCACGGTCACGCGCTGATTGACGACGTAAGTGAACGATTCAACGGTGCCGACACTTGTTTCTGGTCCGTTCTGATCTTCATACTCGACGACGAGATTGCACGGAGAGATCGGGATCAAGATCGTGTCACGGGATGGTTCCCGACGACGATTGTTGGGCAATTCGATGTCATCACCAGCGTATTTGGGCTCACGTGGACACAAAGGGGCTTTTTCGTCCAGATAGGCACACAAGTCCTGTATTTCCTCCCCTGTTTCAGGATCATAGGCATCAAGGATGCGGTCAGCGCGAAACGTGCGCTGCGTATTCCGCAGGTGGCAGAAAGCCATCAGATAGAGTGGCACAACAACGTGCTTCGGCGTCCATCCCAGCGTGTACGACAGGACATCTATATTGCGGTCGGTCGGTATTCCACTTCCGCCCAGATAGCTGATGTGCAGGGGAATACGGACGCTATCCTTGCCACCTGCTCCGATTGCGAGATTGTCGACAACTCCATCAGTGTACCGGCCCAGTATGGCGTTCTGGGGCAGTTTCTGAATGCCACCTGCTGCGCTTTGGGGACGGTTGTTAGGCGTGCCATCGGTCCCGGCAGTTTTGCGTCGCCCGAACATATTGATGCACAGACACACCAGTACGAAGGCGCAAAACGCAAACAGCAGAATCAACGACAAACTATCACCATTCGTCACTTTCCCGATGGTTGCATGATAGGCGTCTTCTATCTTCCCCCAGATCCATGTGCCGACCAGCAGCACGATTACTATGCCGATCAGCGCGGGCATCGTCCTGCCCGCATAAGCATGGGTTTTGAGTACACGAGTTCCTCCATGGTGTGTGTTGCAACAACCATGGTGGACCAAGCGGGCCGGTCGGACAATCGGTCGGCCCGCAAGGGTGCCTATGCGCCTGCAGGCCAGACATATGCACCGAGGGTTCCCGCTTATGCGGTCGAGCCGGTGCGTGCCCCGTTCCCCTCCACAATCTGAACTGGAAGCAAACCCGATGGGCAAGAAAGACGATTTCTGGCTGAACCCGAAGACCAGGCGCGCGCAGTGCCTTGAGATGGCCATCAGACACGCGGATGCGGCCTGCATCCAGTATGACGCTGACGACATCATCGAACATGCAGACGCGTTTGGGGATTACATCCTGACTGGCGAAGTGGCTGCTGTGGATGATGAGCCTGCAGCAGCAGCTGATGTGGGCGTCCTGAATGCTCGGATTATTGGTGGTAGGTTCCGCGTACCCGAGGCCATGCTGCGGGCGGCTACGGCAGCGAAGGCCCCCTATGACGCCGATGGGGAAAAGCGGAAAGTCGAAGAAGCTCTGGCGAAGGCAGCCATGCTCGGCCTGAAAGTGAAGCGTATCGTCATTGAAAATGGCTTTCTGGGCGCTGGATGGGATTTTCCCCCCAATAAAAACCCATTCGAGACGTTTGCCCTGCAGATTGCTTGTGACGGTATCACGCGGGAGATGCGCAATCTTTACTGCCGTGGGTGGCTCTGCGTTGTCCATTATGACCGGCACGACTTCCCGTGCGTGTCGTGGCGCCCCGCCACGGCTGCTACAGCCTGATGACCCGCCGTTCACCCACTGCCATGACCGGCAGCGCAACCTGCCAGCGGATCGAGGGAGATGTGCGTCATGGCGTGCAGCCCGCGTTCTGCGGGCGGCCTGCGTGCGTGCGTCGTGTGTGGTGTGGTGAGCATGCGGCGCGCGTGTTTGCGGCCCCTGTTGGCGATGCCGGTCAGGACGTGCCTGCACAGGATGAGGTGTCAGCATGAAGCAGGCATCATCAGGTCTGTCGCAGCGCATGCCCCGTCCGTCACCCGCGATGGCTGGGGCACGCGCTGCTGCATATAGACCTCTCTCCTACCCGAACCAGTTCTCACTCGCTGCTGAGAGAGATCATGGAGGAAAAGGGTGGGAAAGAATTGGTCAATTTTTACTCAAAAGATTCATTTCATGACGGCCGCCGTTTACCGCGACACGGTCCGGGGCGTGCTGATGCGCCAGTACGGGCGGATCCGTAACGGCGCCAAGCTGCTTGCCGGCCGGATCGATACCAGCCCGCGCACCGTGCGCAACTGGCTGGATGGTGTCTCCGCCCCGCGTGGCGAAGAACTGATGAAACTGATGATCGAGTGCGACGAGCTGCGCGACGAAATTTTCCGTCTGGTGGATGAAGGCAAGCAACAATGCCCAAACGAATAAAACTGCCACGGGGCATCTCTTTCGACTTTGGGCGCGGCTTTGGCCTGCGGCTGGACCGTGGCAGCTGCTTCCCATCCCTGAGCCTGTTCCTGACCCGGATCTATGCGCTGCCTGACGGCCTGACTGGCATTGTCACGCATTTCACGGCGAACCGGCAGGCATTGCGCCAGGCGCTGGATGAACTGGAGCGCATGCGCGCTCGGTGCGCTGACTGCCCTCATGAATGCACGCCCCAGAACAAGGAAGGTGATGCATGACCTGCCTGCCTACAGTTGCCGATTTTGATGCCGGTGCCGTGCCAGCCTGGACACTGATCCGCACCATGCCTGCCGAGGCGCGTGGCGTGGCGCATTCGCTGTTCGACACGCTCAAGGCCAACCGGATGGTGGTGATGCGCAGTGGCACGCACATGCTGTCCGATGACGAGATCGCGGCCTTCATATGCGAGACACCGGCAACGCTGGCCCGTACGCTGCCCCTGATTGAGCAATGGGGATTCGCCGCGCGGGATGATGAGGGCGCGCTATACAGCCCCCACCTGCTGCAGCGCGAGATACGGCGGCAGGAGCGTGCGCGAAAGCGTGCCGAGCGTGAGGAGAACCTGCGCCGGTTCGAGGCCGCCCAGGCGGCGGGTATCATCCCGGCTGATGACACGCTCAAAGCCCAACAGGCACGCAAAAACGGTATGCTAGGAGGACGCAGGCGCAACGGCGAAACGAAAGAGGAAGCCCGCGCGCGCCGCCTACGTGCCGCAGAAGAGGTGCAACGCCAGCGCAACATCCCCCTGATGGTTTCGCTACCGTCTGTTCAATCGGGGGAAACCGAAAACCGAAACCCAAACCGAAATCGGTTTTCGGTTTCCCCCGGTTCGGTTTCCCCGGTGGGTTCTTCGGTTTCGTTAGGTATAGATATAGACTTAGATAATAATCCTATTTCTGCACCTACACCTGACGAAACCGATCAAACCGAAAACCCGGCATCTGCATCGAAGGCACCTGTCTCCCAGGCAGTCCTGACCGACACGGTCGAAAGGGTGATGGAGATAGCGGATTTCACCGAAGGGAAGCGGCAGCAATACCCGGCAATCCGCAAATGGCTATCCGAAGGGTGCCCGCCCCATGTGCTGATTGGAGCTGTAAGGGCGCACAAGCAGGTTCTGACCGCACGCCCTAACCACATGGGTGCTTTTCAGGGGCCAATCCGGGCCGCGTGGGAGCAATATCAGGTTCAGGCCCCGGATCCGATTCCTACCCCGGCCATGCAGGACTGGGAGAAACGGGCGCGGGCGGATCTGGTCGAGGATCACCGGGCATGGTCTGCGCTGATGCAGGAACTGGGGGATTACGGTCGCGCCAAGCAGCAATGGGCCGATATGGCAGCCAAGCTCGGCCGCCCCACCACGGAACTGACCCTCGAGGCCTATCTGGCCGCGTACCGCCCGCAGGACGTGGCGGCATGAAAAGGCGTTGGCACTACTCGCTGACTAGCAAGAGCCATATCCGCCTGTTTCATTCATCTCATACGTTTCCGATCTTTGGAAACAATGCATAATTTTTCAAAATCGTTGTTAAAATTTCTCTTCAGGCTGCAACCTCGGTCGGCACGCCTGCCACGCCGACAGGCACCTCGGCATGTGCGGACTGATCTGCAAGAAGTTCCATCGCTGCGAGACAGATAGCACTAAAGCCACAAAAGAGACCTTCATATCCCGCTACAATTGTCAGGATCGGCTGTTCAAAGATTTCCGCACAGCCTAGCAGGACAAACAACAGCGTCAGAGTGGCAAACACCACTTGGTGCATACGCGAGGCGCGAAGTGTTCCGATCGTCATGATAGCGGTGAACAGGCCCCACATTAGCAGGTAACTGCCCATCAGGGCGGGCGAAGATGCAGGCGCAAGCCCCCAGTGGGGCAGGAACAACAGTACGACAAGCGACAGCCAGAACGCGCCATAGGACATAAACGCTGTCATGCCAAAGGTATTGCTGTTTGCATATTCCAGAAGGCCCGCGACAAATTGCGTTGCGCCCCCAAACACCAGGCCCATTGCAAGAATGGCTGCGCCCATCGGGACGATATGGGCGTTATGCAGGTTAAGCAGGACAGTCGTCATACCAAACCCCATCAGCCCAAGCGGGCCCGGATCGGCTTTAGTCGAATTGTGGGTCATGCCGCGTTTCCATTCCCTGGTAGATAAATCATGACAAAACATGTCACGGGGCAGTGTCTGCGGCATATTAAAATATGGCTTAAAAAGCTCTGCAAAAACCCCGGTATACGGTACACCATGCAAACAATTATTATCGATTTAAAAGAGTAGCCTAAGAAAAAATACGCAAAATATCTGCACAACTTTAAACCAGTGCGACCTACATCTTCAATCAAATGCCACGACCATGAATGAGATGCCCGATGAACTGACGAAGCGTCCCTAAAAGCTAAATGGCTACTGACCTATGTAAAAAACGCGGTTATAATAATGCTACTTCCCGGCCGCTGATCGATCCTGCCTGCTCCCCGGTGTTGCAGGTTCCGCAAAGAGACGATGACGTCGGGAGACCTGTTTACTGAAAGGCCCCGCGTGTCTGTCGCCGCCCTTTCCCGTCGTCGGGTACCATCGCCCGTTCAGTCTACATTCCGGCCCGCTTTCAAGCCGTCGGAAACACGTATCGCCCACCATGACCTTGCGCTGGTGGATGTTGCGCTCACCAAGAAATCCCGTCCTGTCGAAGTCTGGCGCCGGTGCGCCGGGCTGTATGGCCTGCTGCGCTCGCGCGCGATTACCGAGGGGCAGGTCAGTGCTGCCCAGTTCTGGGCAACCGATTACGAAATCGGCGTGCTGGGTGGAACCGATCCCGAAATGGAACACGGTGCAAAACGGGGGGATATTCATGATGCCATGATCGGGCGCATGGGGTCCGCCGCACGCCGCGACTACATCCGCCAGCGCATTGGGGCGCGTGGAGAGCAGTTGCTGGTGCTGCTGATGATTGAGGGGCTTTCCCTCAATGACATCGCCAGCCATTTGCACCAGGACAAGCGCAACACCTCTGGCGCGCTATGTTTCCTGCTGGAGCAGTTGACCGAGCATTATGACGGGATGCCGGGGCCTTTATGGAAAGGTTGACGTGCCACCGCTTTTAAGTCATTTATGGCAAACTATCGTTATGCGTGGGTCCAGAGAATGGACGCCACGCTTTTTTTATGCCCGCTCGGGCGCTCCCAACATAGAGCCATCAGATGGAAGAACAGCTGCCGACCCTGTCGCGCGGCGATATTGTCGTGCGCGGTCACCGGCACGGCGTTGTCGTGACCACGACTGAATCGCGCCTGCTTCTTGTGCCGCTGGAATGGAACCCCTTCCCGCGCCACCGCGCGGATATCGGGATCGGCACGCTGGCTGCCCAAGTGCTTTACCATGATGCAGTCGCTCGCTGCTGGGACAGCCACTGGGTGCGACGTGGTGGACAGCGCTTTGCCGGGCGGATGCTGCCCAAGGCCATGGAAGACATTCTCGCCGCCATCAGGCGTGAGGCACTGGCTCGCGAGAGTGAGCGGATGCCTGCCGGTCTGGTCAAATCGACGCTGGCCTTCGGGCCGATGATGGGCAGTCGCGGGCGGCGCGTTGGCGCGCCTTCTCTGGGATGAGCACAGGGGACAATGCCCCCCTGATGCCGCGTATAGCGACAGCATAAATTGTCATGAAAACGAAGGCCGTCGGTGTTCGCGCACCAACGGCCTTCTATTCCACCCCCTGTACGGACCAGAGGATGCAACTGTCAGATTTTATCTCACTGACTCCATTGGTACAAGCGATGAATGACCTGAGCGCGTGGCGCTTTATGGTGATTGCAGCACTCGTGTTCGCGTGGATCTGCTCCAGGCCAGCAATCGCCTATTTTCACTCTCGCAATCAGCGGCTGCCCAATCGGCAAGGTGCTGTTTCCGAGAGGGGCAAGGCATCAACGAAATGAATCTCCATTCGATGGAAATACATGGTCACCTACCGTCCATCGTATGGTGGGCCGTCGCCGTTGCAATCGTGGTGATTTCCCTGAGCATAATGCTGGGTGTGCTTGGCCATTATGGTGCTTACGGTAAGAGTAAATAATGACCGATCTGATCCATGAACTGAACGCAATGCCGATCATCCGGTTCTTAGATCTGCTCATTCTCGCGGGATGGATCGTGGCACAACCCATGCTGTGTGTTGCAGCATGGCGTGCCCGATAGCCGCAAGGATAACTCAAAGTTATCTGGCATGTCCTGATCTGGCATCCGCAAGATAACCCCTGACAGGGGCCTGATCGCCGCAAGATAACACCAGTTATCAAGCGGATTTCAGGGGGGCTTAACCACCCCGTTTCATAATGAAATCATATGGTTAGCGGAGACCGCGCCATGCCGTCCACTGATGAGGCCCCAAAAGCCCCTCAGAACTCGGCCGACAATCTGCTGATCAAGACATGGCTCCATAACCGTGGCGAGAACACCCGCCGGGCCTATGAGAGCGATGTCCGCGCCTTCCTTGCGCATGTGGGCAAGACCCTGCCGGAAGTGACTGCGCCCGACCTGCAGAACTGGTTCGACAGCCTGACGGGAGCCGATGCGACACGACGGCGCAAGCTGATGGCCGTCAAGTCGCTGCTGTCCTACGGCGCTGCCATGGAGATGCTGCCCCGCGATGTGGGGCCTGCCGTCCGCGTGCCGAAGATGCGCGACAGCCTGCATGAGCGGATCCTCACGCAGGAACAGGTGCGAAACCTCATTGATGGGGAAACGGACCCGCGCAGGCGCACCATGCTGCGCGTGCTGTATGCCACCGGCCTGCGCATATCCGAGCTTTGCGCCGTGCGGTGGAAAGACCTCAAGCGCCGCCAGCAAGGCGGCGTCGCCCATGTGTTTGGCAAGGGCGGCAAGAACAGAACCGTCGAGATCCCCGCCAAGGTGTGGAAGGAGATCGTGGCGCTGCGTGTTGATAGTCGGCCAGAAGCGCCGATGGTCCCCGGCCACGATGGCGGTCCGCTTAGCGTTGATGCGGTCCACCGCTCCGTTAAGCGGGCCGCGAAGCGTGCGGGCTTGCCAGAGCAGGTTTCCGCCCACTGGCTACGCCACGCGTACGCCAGCCACATGCAGGACAACGGCGCGCCGGCGCATGTGGTGCAGCAGCAGCTGGGCCACACATCGCTGGCCACCACAACACGATACAGCCACGCGCGCGAAGGCGCGGGCGCTGGGAAGTTTCTGGACCTGTAGCGCCACGCGCTCCGGTCCCCTCACCTGTGCATCAAGGAAGCCTCATGAAGCCGAGCCGCAAGCCGCGCCAGCCTGCAACGGACGTTACTGTCTGGGAACGCGCCGCCGCGCATTATCGTCGTATCGCGGGCCGTGACCGTCGGCCTGGCGTCCGCATTTGGGCCAGCGACCGCGCGGCAGAATGCGCGAGCAACATGCGTCGTGCGCAGCGGGAGGCCGCGTGATGGTGCCCGAAGGCTACATGCAGGATTCGGGCGGTCGCCTTGTGCCCCGTGACAAGGTCAAGCCTGAGCACCTTATGGTGGATGAGCTGGTGCGCGAGACGTTCACCGGCGCGGCTGAATTGCGAAAGGCGCTCAGTGGGTTTCGCATAAAAGCCTTCGAGGACATCCGCACCGTCCTGGCGCTCATTGCCGAGAAGTATGGCACCACCTATGGCGGCCAGAAGGGCAACATCACGCTGACCAGTTACGACGGGCTGAAGAAGATCACCATCGCGATGGGTGATTCCATTTCGTTTGGCCCGGAACTGCAGGCCGCCAAGTCGCTGATCGACAGCTGCTTGGGGCGCTGGTCCAAGGGCGCGGATGAGAACCTGCGCGTCATTGTGACGGACGCCTTCGAGGTCGGCAAAGAGGGCAAGATCCGCACGGACAAGATCCTCAGCCTGCGGCGGCTCAATATCGATGATGAGGAATGGCTCCGTGCCATGGGCGCCATTTCCGACAGCATCCGCATTGACGCGACCAAGGCTTACATCCGCTTTCATGAGCGCGAACGGCCGGAAGATGATTTCCGCCAGGTGCCTCTCGATATCGCGCGGGCCTGATCAACCCGTTCTTGACGGGTTCACGCAAATGATGGATTCGGTAGGCAGGCGCGCTACGGCATAGGGCGCGCTCTGCTCGATCACGCCCGGACTTAGTCCGGTCGGACGGTTTCCTTCGCTTCACAGATTTGGGGGCGAGGGCTGGTTTGCTGGACACAAACCAAACCGCGCAGCTGGCACTGCGCACGGGAAACCCCCGCCCCGGTTCCTGTGAAGGAACGGGCGTTCGAGTATCATTCATATGTCTGAGAGACAAATTCCGGCGACTCCCGTGTCGCCTGTTGCCCCCTATCTGGGTGGCAAACGCAACCTCGCATCCCGCGTTATCAAGCGAATTGCAGCGGTGCCTCACGACACATACGTCGAGCCGTTCATCGGCATGGGCGGCATCTTCCTGCGCAGGCCGTTCCGCGCGAAGGGCGAGGTGATCAACGACGTTTCCCGTGACGTCTCGAACCTGTTTCGCATCCTCCAGCGGCACTACGAGGCGCTGATGGACATGCTCAAGTACCAGCTGACCAGCCGGGACGAGTTCCAGCGCCTGCTGGACATGCAGGCGGACAGCCTGACCGATCTGGAGCGTGCGGCACGGTTCCTCTACCTGCAGCGCGTGCGGTTTGGTGGTCAGCCCCGGTCACGGACGTTTGGTGTGGCTGTTGCTGCATCGGCCCGTTTCGATGTGGGCAGGCTGGGGCCGCTGCTTGACGAGGTGCACCAGCGACTGTCCGGCGTGGTCATCGAATGCCTGCCCTATGAGCAGCTGATCACCAGGTACGACCGGCCGCGTACGCTGTTCTACCTCGATCCGCCTTACTGGGGATGTGAGGACGATTACGGGAAGAGCATTTTCTCGCCCAAGGACTTTGGCCGGATCGCTGACCTGCTGGGCAGCCTGAAAGGCCGCTTCATCATGTCGATCAATGACGTGCCGGAAATCCGGGAGATTTTCGGTCGTTTCCAGATCGAGGAAGTCATGACCACCTATTCGGTCGGGCTGAAAAAGAAACCGGCAGCCGAGCTGCTGATCTCGTCGGTCTGACCCTATCCATTTCGGGAAATCCTTAATGCACCCCACCCACCATGTGCACATCAGCACGGACTTCATGTTCGTGTGCCTGCTGTTCGTTGTCGCTGTCATTGCCATCTTCGCCTGGCTGTCCTGGTCGAAGCGGCAGGACAGCATCCGGAAGGCCCTGATCACCCAGGAGCATGAAGAACGGATGGCGCGGATCCAACGGGAGCATGATGCCCAGATTACCCGGCGTGTCATGGACAATACGACGCAGACACGGCCGGTGGCTTGCGGCCCGAGCAGGGCATCAGTCCCGGCGGCACGACCGATAGCATCCAGCGGATACGGTTCCATGAATGCAGGCCCCAGCCCCAGCGCACCGGTCGTCGTGAACACCGGAGCATCGCGCGGATCTGACAACAGCTTCATGGAAGGCGCGCTACTGGGCGGCATTGCCGGATCGATGATCGGCGGCCGTGACCATGACACTGTCATCGAGCGCGAGGTCAGCGCGCCTTCCCCGGCGCCTGATCCTTTTGCGGGAAGTGGTAGCGATGCCGGTTCCAGCGGTGGCGGGTTCGACTACAGCAGCGGCGGCAGCGATAGCGGTGGTGGCTTCGACTGCAGTAGCAGCGGCGGGTCCGATGGTGGCGGCTGCGACTTCTGACTATGGGTGACCTCAGCATCCAGCTGGATACGTCACGTATCCAGCGCGACCTGTCGGACATGCAGAAGCAGATCCCGTATGCCACGTCCGTCGCGGTGAACAGCCTGGCCTTCGATGCCATGCGGGAAGAGAACAGCGCGATGTCGGAAATATTCGACAACCCGCGTCCCTTCACCACGCGGGCAACGCAGGTGAACAAGGCGACCAAGCTCGACCCCACGGCAGTCGTATCGCTGCGGGACCAGCAAGCGAAATACCTGACACCGTATGAGACCGGCGGCGATCACTGGGTCGGTGCAAGGGATGGCACGGGTGACCTGCTCGTGCCTGTCGACGGCAGGACGGATGCGTATGGGCAGATCCCACGCGGGCTGATCAAGCGACTGCTGGCACGCCCTGATGTGTTCGCTGGCACTGTCCGTGGCATTCGTGGCATCTGGCAGCGCCCGACACGAGGCTCGCGTCGTGATGGCTCGCGGGGCACAAAGGGAGCGACGCACCTGAAACTGCTCTATATGTTTCGACCCAACAAGGCCGTGGACAGGCATCTCAACTTCGAGCAGCGCGCGACTGAGCTGGTCCAGCGCGAAGGCCCGAAGGCAATCGAGGCAGCGATCCTGAAGACCATCAGCACGGCGCGGTGACGCCCAGGCACCCGATGCGCGCGGGACGATCACCCTCCCCCTAGGGAATGCCTTGGGTCCTTCCTGCGACTTTTCGCATCGCGGGGTTGCGCGAGCTCGTACGATCTCTAGCTGAGATAAAATTTTCAGGTTGCAGTTGCAGTTGCACTTTCCGTGAAAAAATCCTCGATCAGCCAGAGTGAAGCCGCGCGCCGCGCAGGCGTAAGCCGTGCGGCAATTCAAAAACATCTAGCGTCTGGCAGGATTATTTCAGACGGCAAGCGCGTGGATGTCGCGTCTTTAGAAGAATGGATTGCTGAGCGCACGGATCTGCAACCTGACCTGCAACCAGAGGTGCAACCCGGGTTGCAGGTTGCAGATGGGGTTGCACCCATCAACGAACTGCGACCGGACCTGATACCGGACGAAGCGTGTCAGCAGATCGAGAAAGGACTGGCTCCCTATACTACGCAGGAAGCCAACCGGATTGAGAAAAATTACAAGGCGCTGATGCGCAAGCTGGAATACGACCTGAAAGCTGGAAAGGTCGTTGAAAGCTCCAAGGTAGTCGAGACCGTAAGCGAGGAATACGCCCGCGTGCGTACTAAGCTGCTCGCCATGGCTGCCGAGAAAGCCCCGTCCCTGCACCGCTGCAAGACAGTGGCCGAAGTGCAGGACCGCCTGACCACGCTCGTGACACGCGTCCTGGAAGAACTGACTGCGGATGGAGATCCTGCCACCGGGTAGCAGCCTGTATGCGCGTGGGCTGCAACTGTTCCGGACCGAACTGGCGCGCGTGCGCCGGGAGACACTCAAGCCGCCACCGCGCCTGACCCTGAGCCAGTGGGCGGCGAAATATGCCGTCCTCTCGCGGGAGTCCAGCGCGGAGACAGGCCGCTTCGAAGCCTTCGCCTACCAGATTGGCATGATGGATGCGTTCACGGAACCGACCGTCGAACGGATCTACGTCAAGAAGTCCGCCCGCGTCGGCTACACCAAGATCCTCGACCACGCTGTCGGCTATTACCTGCAGCAGGATCCCTGCCCGATCCTGCTGGTGCAGCCACGCGAGACGGATGCCGAGGACTACAGCAAAAGCGAAATCGCCCCCATGCTGCGGGACACGCCAGTCCTCGCAGCCCTCACGGGCGACCCGAAATCGCGCACGTCCGCCCAGACGCTGCTCAAGAAAACCCTGCTGAACGGGTCATCCCTGACCCTGGTCGGTGCGAACAGTCCGGGCGGTTTCCGCCGTATCACGGCCCGTATCGTTCTGTTCGATGAGGTGGACGGCTACCCGGTCAACGGCGCGGGCAGCGAGGGTGACCAGATCGCGCTGGGCGCCAAGCGCTCGGAGACATTCTGGAACCGCAAGATCGCGGCAGGTTCCACCCCGACCATCGCGGGGCTGAGCCGGATCGAGGATCTGTATGAGCGCGGCGACCAGCGGCGCTATTACGTGCCCTGCCCCCATTGCGGGGAAAAGCAGCCTCTCGAATGGGGCGGACCGGACACGCCCCACGGCATCAAGTGGGACAAGGATAAGGACGGCAACCACCTGCCGGAAACGGCCCACTATGTGTGCCGGCACAACGGTTGCATCATCGAGGAGGCCGACAAGCCCGGCATGATCGATGCCGGGGAATGGGTGGCGCATGCCCCCTTCAAGGGCATTGCATCCTTCCACATCTGGGCAGGCTACTCCCTGTTCCCCAACGCCAGCTGGTCCAAGCTGGTCTCGGAATGGCTGGACGTCAAAAGCGATCCGCTCAAGCGCCAGACCTTTATTAACCTGGTGCTGGGAGAGGCCTACGAGGACCGGGGCGACGGCGCGCTGAACGAAATCAGCCTGGCCGCCCGCGTGGAGACATGGGATGGCGAGGTGCCCGACGGGGTCGCCATCCTCACGGCCGGCGGCGACACCCAAGACGATCGCGTCGAGCTCGAGATCGTCGGCTGGGGCCGTAATGAGGAACGCTGGTCCATCGCCCACATCGTGATCGAGGGCGACCCGGATGGCCCTGAACTGTGGGACCGGGTAGACGCGGTCCTCAAGCGGCAATGGTATCGCGCCGATGGCCGCCCGTTCAGCGTGTCCGCTGCCTGCATCGATTCAGGCGGTCACCATACGCAGAAGGTCTATGAGTTCTGCCGCGCCCGCCTGGGCCGCAAGATATGGGCCGTGAAGGGCGAGTCAGCGCGCGGCGGTGCCAGATCCCCTGTCTGGCCGACAAAGCGCCCCAGCGCACGCAACAAGGCCGCATTCCGGCCAGTCATCATCGGGGTCAATGCGGCAAAGGACGTGATCCGCAGCCGCCTGCACCTGCCCCAGCCGGAACCCGGCGAGCCGTCACCGGGCTACATGCATTTCCCGGCTGACCGCGACATCAACTACTTCGCCCAGATGGTGGCCGAACGATCCGTGCGAAAGACCAAGGGCGGCCAGACATATCGCGTCTGGGAGAAGATCCCCGGCCGCGCAAACGAGGCGCTCGATCTCGCGGTCTACAGCTACGCCGCCCTGTGCGGCCTGCTGTATCTCGGCCTGCGTCTGAACAAGAAGGCCGATGACATAGCGGCGGAAAAGGTCGAGCACCCCCCGCCGCCTGCAGCCGAGCCGGTGCAGGAAGATGGCAGCCCCCTGCATGACGGCATGGCGGTGCAGTCACTCACCGTCACGCGCCGGGATCCGCAGTCAACTGACGGATCCAAACGCAAACGATCATGGGCGGAACGCCTGCCCTGATCAGGTCAAAAGGAGATGCCCCTGTATGATGGGCAGTCCCTATCCCTTCCTGCCGCAGGCCACCTACAACCCTGCGACAAGCATTCTCGCAGGCATGTCCCAGGCCCAGTTGCAGGCGGCGCTCAACACCGCGCAGCAGACCCTCATAGCCCTCCAGTCCGGCCAGAAGGTGGTAACGGTCAGCTATGCTCAGGGCGATGGCAGCCGGTCGGTCACCTATAACCAGGCCTCCCTGTCCGGCCTGACCATGCTGATCCAGCAACTGCAGCGCCAGCTAGGCATCCCCGGCGTGCGGCGCAGGGCACTGAGGCCCGTATTCTGATGGGCGTTGGTGATTTCATCCGCAGGGTGGCATCGCCTCTGGTTCCGAAAACTGGCTCCGGCAGGCGTATCCTCAATGCCCTGACCTCTCCGTTCGGCACACCGTATGACGCGGCCGACATGTATGGCCAGCGCATGCAGGGCTGGCAGCCTTATCTGGGCTCGGCCGATACGGAATTAAGCCCCTATCGTGACCGGATCGTCAGCCGCGTGCGCGACCTGGTCCGCAATGATGGCTGGGCGGCAGGCGCAGTTACACGGACACTGGACAATGCCATCGGCGTCAAGCTTCGCCCCATATCGAAGCCTGACTACCGCGCCCTCGCCCGCCTGAGCGGCAACACCGCTTTCGATGCGGTCTGGGCAGCGGAATATGCCAAGGCGGTGGACGCGCACTGGCGCAACTGGGCAGATGATCCGCTGCGCTACAACGACACCGAGCGCATGCTGACATTCGGCCAGCAGATGCATCTGGCTTTCCGCCATCTGATCGTGGACGGCGATGCACTGGCATTGCTGCCATGGATGGAGGACCGCGTCGGCCTTGGCACCGCGCAGTATGCCACGACCGTCCAGATCATCGATCCCGATCGCCTGAGCAACCCGCAGCAGACCTTCGACCTCAAGAACCTGCGCAACGGGGTAGAGATCGATCCCGCCAGTGGCGCGCCCATCGCCTACTGGATCCGCAAGGCCCATCAGGCCGACTGGTACAGCGCGGCCGACACGGTCGTATGGGACCGCTACGAGCGGGAGACGAAATGGGGCCGCCCCAACGTGGTGCACATGTTCGAGCACCATCGCGGCGCCCAGCATCGCGGTGGTGCCGGCATCCTCACACCCGTCCTGCAGCGCCTGAAAATGCTGATCAAATATGACGGGACGGAACTGGATGCCGCGATCATCAACGCCACGTTCGCGGCATACATCGAAAGCCCGTTCGATCCTGCCATGACGGCCGAGGGGCTGGAAGGTGGCGACGAGCAGCTTGCCTACTACCAGGACCAGCGCATCGCCTTCCACCAGCACCGGAACATCTCGCTTGCAGGCTCCCGCATGCCGATCCTGTTCCCGGGCGAGAAGATCAACACCGTCTCGGCAGCGCGCCCGGCCAGCAACTTCCGCGACTTCGAGCGCGCGGTGCTGAACAACGTCGCCAGCGGCGCAGGCCTCTCGCCCATGCAGGTCAGCAATGACTGGTCGGACGTGAACTATTCGTCCGCTCGTGGCTCGCTGCTGGAGGCGTGGAAGACCATGAAGCGCCGGCGCGACGATTTCAGCATCGGCTTCCCCACGCTGATCCGTCTGGCGTGGCTGGAAGAGTCCATGGATGAGGATGACCTGCCGCTGCCACGCGGCGCGCCGCCATTCATTCAGGCACGCGCCGCCTACGCCCGCGCCATCTGGCTTGGCCCCGGCCGTGGCTGGATCGACCCGGTGGCAGAAAAGCAGGGCGCCGTGCTGGGCATGGATGCCGGCCTCTCCACCCTTGAGACCGAATGCGCGGAAAACGAGGGCGCTGACTGGGAAGAAACCCTCGATCAGCGCGCCATCGAAGTGCAGGCGTTCAAGGCACGCAACCTGCCCACCCCGGAATGGGCGGGGCAGAACCTTGCATCGAAAACCGACAGGAAACCGGAAGCAGAATGAAGAGCCTCGCGCTTGCCCAGCGGATGCTGGGCCGCCCGCTCGCCCTGACGCCTGACCGCATGGAGGTCGTGCGTCACCTGCTGGCCCACGGGTCCGACGACATGAGCATGTTCGGCCCCATTCAGGAAAAGGAAGATCGTGACCCTGTCCTGGGTAGCGTGATTTCCGATGTAGCCGTCATCCCCGTTTCCGGCGTGCTCCTGCCAGGCGAAAGCCCCGGCTGGTGGTGGAGCGGGGCGACATTCTACGAGGACATCAACGTGTCCTTCCAGCAGGCCATCAATGACCCGACCATCAAGGCCGTCGTGTTCCTGATCGACAGCCCCGGCGGAACGGTGGCGGGCTGCTTCGACCTGGCCGATCGTATTTACGAGGGGCGCGGCTCCAAGCCGATCATCGCCATCGTGAACGAGAGCGCCTACTCCGCCGCCTACGCCCTCGCCAGTTCGGCCGACACGATCATCGTGCCGCGCACCGGCGGGGTCGGCTCCATCGGTGTTGTCGGCATGCATGTCGATATCACCGGGGCGCTGGACCAAGCCGGCATCAAGGTCACGACCTTCCAGTTCGGCGACCAGAAAACAGATTCCTATCCCACGACGATCATGTCCGAAGAGGCTGCAAAGCGCTTCCAGTCCGACATTGACGCGATGGGTGAACTGTTCGTCGCCACGGTTGCACGCAACCGCGACATTCCGGCCGCCCGTGTGCGTGACACACAGGCCGGAACCTTCCTCGGCCAGCGCGGCGTCGATGCCGGCCTGGCCGATGCCGTGATGGGAGCAGAGGCGGCATTCCGCGACCTGCTCAACACACTCGGCTGATTTCTCCCTTCTGGAGCAACTACATGTCCGCAAAGCGCAAACCCGGCGCCAGCGTCTTCGCGCACCTCAATCCCCGCGCGGAAGGTGACGACAAAGACGAGAACAAGCCCGCCGACGGCAAGAAAGCCGAGGGGGACGATACCGAGGAAGACCCCGAAGACGAGGGCACCGACGGCAAGAAGGCTGGCAAGAATGCCAGCAAGAAGGCCGAGGACACCGACAGCGACGACACGTCCGCCGAGGATGGCGACGACGAGAGCGACAAGGAAGACGAAAAGGACGATGCCAAGGCATCCGCCCGCGCGCGTGAGCGCGGCCGCTGCGCCGCCATCTTCCAGTCGCCGTCCGCTGCCGTGAACCCGGCTGCCGCTGCCGAGTTGGCGTTCGGCACCAGCCTGCCGCGCAGCAAGGCCATTGGCATTCTGGATGCCACGGTCGCGGCCATGCCCAAGCCCGCGCCGCAGGCCTCGGTCCAGCGTGAGACCTCCCTGCGCCAGCGCATGCGCGGCAATGCCGTGGCGCCCGCCACGCAGGATGGCACGGAAAACCAGAACCGCCCCGGCGCGCGCCTCAGGAATGCCCTGCGCCATGTGCGCGGCGATCGATAAGGAGAACGGCTGATGTCCGGTTCCCTCAGCAGCTACGGGTTCTATCCGCAGGCCCGCTCGACCCTCTTCGTCCCCGACCAGTTGGTCGCGGGCAACATGAAGCTGGTCACGCGTAACGTGACCTTTGGCGCCAGCCAGACCCTGCCGCGTGGCGCGGTTGTCGGCCGCGTGACCGCCACGGGCGAGTTCATCCTGTCCGTTGCCACCGCAACGGATGGCAGTGAAACGCCCTGCGGCATCGTGGTGGATGCCGTAGAAACGGCAGCCGGTGCCACCCAGACCGGGGCCATCTACGAGATGGGCGAGTTCAACTCGAACTACATGACGTTCGACGCGAGCTGGACCCTCGATACCCTGACGCAGGCACTGCGCCAGTGGGCCATCTTCATCAAGACGGGCCTCTCGAACGACATCGTCTGATCGTTCGCTCTTCCATACAGATCAAGGATTACACCGTGGCAGGTTCTGTTACCGGTAGTGCTGGCGTTCAGGGTTCCCTGAACGCCATGCTTGGCGCGTACGATATCGCCGAGCTGGTTTACTTCGTGCGTAACCTCAAGACGGCCCAGAGCTTCCTGCTCGACCACATGTTCCCCAACATCGTGGAATCGGATGCCCCGGAAGTGGCGATCGATGTCGATGTCGGTAAGCGCCGCCTGGCCCCCTTCTGCTCCCCGCTGGTCGAAGGCAAGCTGGTGGAAAGCCGCCAGTGGCAGACCAACCTGTTCAAGCCGGCCTACATCAAGGACTGGCGCAACCCCGATCTGCTCAAGCCCGTGCGGCGTGCGATCGGCGAGCGCCTGATGGGCGGCATGTCACCTGCCGAGCGCCTCGAGGCCAACCTTGCCTGGGAGATGGCCGACCAGGTGGACATGATCCTGCGCCGGCAGGAATGGATGGCCGCCAATGCGCTGGTCAGCGGCAAGATCACCGTTGTGGGCGAGGGTTACCCCGATCCGATCGTGGTGGATTTCCAGCGCGATCCAGCCCTGACCGTGGCGCTGACCGGTGCTGCCCAGTGGGGCCAGACCGGCGTTTACCCGTCCGACTACATCACCGCCTGGGCCGCGCTGACGCTCCAGAAATCCGGTGCCGCGCCCACCGAGATCATCTTCACGAATTCCACCTGGAACGCGTTCAAGAATGATCCCAAGGTGCTGAACGCCATCGTGTGGCCCGGCCGCACCGGTGATTCCACTGCCGACCTGGGCGGCCGCGTCGTGCAGGGTGCGATGTATATGGGCCGCTGGGGTCAGTTCGACCTCTACCTTTACAACGACTGGTACGTCGATCCGGTGACCGATGTCGAGGAACCGATGATCGCGGATGGCACCGTCATCCTCGGTGGCCCCGGCGTCGAGGGCACGCGCGCCTACGGCCTGATCATGGACCCCGCGTTCAATTACGGCCCGCTCGCCTACGCCCCGAAGCTCTGGTACAAGGAGAACCCGGCGACCATCAACCTGCTGATGCAGTCGGCTCCCCTTGTCATCCCCTCGCGAGTCAACGCCTGCATGGCGGCCACCGTCATGGCAGCCGGCGCTGACGTCCCCTCCCCGACCCTGTGAGGCTGACACATGGCTGAAGCAAAGAAGACCGACGGGACCGAGGTCATCACCCTGATCCCGGTTTATCCCGAAGCCGGCAAGGCGCCCTATCCGATCGGCACCAAGCTCCGGGTTGCCATCGAGACGGCAGCCTTCTGGAAGGCGCGCGGCATCGCGCGCTTTGCAAATGACCCGCGCGAGAACCTGGCAACCGTGTCCGCAGGCATTGCCGACCGGGTCAAGCACGCCCCGCTGCCGCCTGCTCCCGTCATGACGCCCCCGCCCGCGTCCATGCAGCAGGCGTTCACGCCCCCGGCTGCGTGA